TACTTTGATGACTTTGGCTTTGATTCTTGGGTTAGCTCCACTGTACCTGTTGGCTGGGATTCTTGCTCGATCTTCCTCAGTAACATCTCCTTCGCCTGTATCCCGCCCTCAATCATTAAAATAGTTTTTGTCTCTTCTTCTAATACTTTTTGTGCTTGGTTTCTAGTTTCAACGTGTTTTGCTAGTTCTTCTTTCCATTGAAGTAATTGTTTTTCAATAATAACTTTCATAATTTAAAGAATAATCAGATTTTCTCCAGAACCTATAGTGACAGTTACACCACTATTTATAGTTATAGGTCCTGCACATAAGGCATTTTTGCCATCAGTAATAGTATAGTTAGTAGTTACAGTTTGACCATTTTCGTAAAATATTTGGTCAGAACCGCCACCTGTAGCTCCAGCCGATATGCCTGTTAAATTAGATCCATCTATTGCTGGTAATGCTCCAGTTAACTGACCCGAAGGTAAATTTGTTAAAGATGCACCTGATCCGCTAAAAGTGGTCGCTGTACAAGTCCCATCTACGTCTAGATTCGTACCATTTAATAACTGTAATTCTGTGCTCTTAAATCTTCCCGTAATAACATTAGAACCAGCTTTTCTATGTGCAAATTCAATAATTCCATCTTCAGTACCAGAACTTGCATCATCAATCTTTCCTGTAATTTTTGCATAAACTTCTTTACTTCCATCGTCACTTTCACCTGTAAATTTAAGTTGACCCAAATAATCTGCATCTGCTGGAGATGAGCTATTTCTATATAGTTCAAGCTCTGGAGCAGCAGAACTACCAGCATCAGTTGATGTAAGCGTTAAATTACCTGTTCCAGTAATGTCTGAAGTAAAAGCTGGTGATATTTTTGAGCCATCTATTGCTGCACTTGAATTAATATCGGCATTAACAATAGTATCGTTTGCTATTTTTGCAGATGTAACAACTCCACTATCAATAGTAAATGTACCACCATTACTGCTAACTGTTATATCTCCCTTGTCTCCATCAGAAATGCCGATAGGAACTACTGAACCACCATCATTTTTTGTAAAAAGTAAGGCTGTATCAGTTCTTATGGCTAATTCGCCAACAGAAAGATCAGATGTCCCTGGATCACTACCAGAACCTCTTTTAAGTTTGATTGTATTAGCCATTGGCCTTGCCTCCTAATAGCTAGATTTAATAAGATCCACCATCTATGTTGAAGCTGGATGCACTTTCATCTTCTAAAAATGTAACTAAATCAGACAATGCAACTTGTTTCATCGTTCCAGCATCGTTCATAACCATACGATCTGCTGCCGCCAAAGTTGTAGAAGTCGCAGATGTATCACCATCCATGATGTTTAATTCAGCAGTACTGACT